AGAGTGGAGGTAGAGAAAATGGATGACAGCATTTAACATAAAACAGAACGAGTCTTGGAAGCCGGAAGTCGTGAGGCCCCGGGGGGTATCCATTCCCTTCATCTTCCAAGGCTCGTTGTGTTTTAAGGGGAATGAATGAAAAAATTGTGTAAAAGATGTGATAAAGAAGTTAATGCTATTATTGAGGAAATGCCAGAAACAAGCATCCATTATGCGAAAGCTACTTGCCCAATTTGTGACCGCTTTATAGATTGGTTGAAAAAACCAGAAAATGAAGGTTTTAGAACACAATCATCGAAATATACCCCAGAAACGCTATCCATAGAAGCCTGTGAACTCTGCGGGAGGGATAAGTCTAAACTAGGGAAACGATCTACTCTTGCTATCCACCATAAACAACCTATTGAAGAAATGGGTGAAGATACTAAAGAAAACATTTTAGTCCTTTGTACCGGCTGCCATCGAATGGCTCACTTCCTAAGAACATATTTACATAGGCATTTAGATGATTTCTACACCTTCTACAATGGAAAATAAAAAACTGGCTGCAGCTTTATATTACTTAAATAAATGTGGTTTTTCAGTCATTCCCGCTAAGGAAGATAAGAAACCGTATATTCAATGGCAGCAATTCCAGAAAGAGCAACCTTCTGAGTCCATGGTAAAAAAATGGTGGGACGAACAATATCGTTTTGCCAACATTGCAATAATCACCGGAAAGGTTAGTGATTTGACGGTAATTGATATTGATACTCCCGAAGGTAAAACCAAAATTGAAGAAAGCATCCCTGAAAGTTTTATCACTCCTATAGTAGACACACCAAGCGGGGGCGAACATATTTATTGTAAATATCAGGACGGCATCGGAAACGCTGTTAGATTTATGGCAGGGGCCGATATTCGAAGCGAGGGGGGTTATGTAATTGCTCCTCCGAGCTCGGATGCTAGGGGAGCATGGAAATGGAGAGAGGGTTGCAAAATTGGGGGGGTAGATATTGCCCCAATGCCATCTTCAGTATTAAAGATTATTAATGCATTTTCTTTATCTTTCCCGCGCGCGCGCGATGCAAATAGTATGCCAAGTGCGTTACAAAGCGTTACAAGCGTTACAAGGCGTTACATGAGTTTCGATGAAGGAAGCCGGGATGAAAGCCTATTTCACCTTGCAAATTGTCTTATTAAAGGAGGCATGCCTATCCAGGAAATAGAGGAATTTCTAAAGCTTATCTCTTATAAGCTATGCAATCCCCCATTCTCAGAAAAGGACATTCCAATAAAAATTAAATCGGCTTTAAAGAGAGTAGAAACTAAGGAAAGGAACCTTCATCAAGAAATTTTGGAGTGGTTAGCGTTACAAGAGGGTTACATAAGCGTTACAGAGTGTGACAGAGAGTTACAAATCGTTACAAAGGAGTTAAAGAGAAATAGAAGGGTTATCATCCATCGTCTTGTTAAAACTGGGATTTTAATGAAAACTGAATATTCTGGAAAATACCGGGTACCGACAAAAGATTGGATTGAAGAGGATGCCGGGGCCATAAATTCAGGTAAACCGCTTAATATTCGCCTACCATTTTTCCTCGATCATTATGTTGAAATTCTACCAGGTGATTTGATCGTTATTGCCGGAACCCCTAACTCTGGAAAAACTGCCCTTCTGCTCGATACCGTAGCTCACAATATGTACAAATGGGATTGTTGGTATTTTTCAACAGAGATGGGGCCGAATGCATGGGCTAGACGCAGGGATAAAAGAGATCCTCCGCTTGATTGGAAGTTCAAGTTTGTCCACGGCTTTAGCAATTATGAGGATATTATCAAGCCGAATGACATGAATTTTATTGATTACGTTGAACAAAATGAGGGGGAGGCATTTAAAATCCCAGGCATTCTTGCTAAGATCCAACGGAAGCTCAAAAAAGGCGTTGCTTTAGTGGCCTTGCAGAAAAATAAAGGGACTGAATGGGGCATAGGGGGACAGCAGACGACAGCTAAACCGGCTTTATTCTGTACGGTGGAAACAAATTACCCCCATGGTGCAAAGATTAGAGTAGTAAAGGCTAAGGCTTTTAAGGAATACAACCCTAACGGTTTTTGCTGTAATTTCAAGATAATCAAAGGGATTAATTTGTTAGAGACAGGAGGGTGGGCGCCGGAATGAACGATAAAGCAACAGAGTTAATTTATGACAAGATCCTCGTGGACAAAGAGCATTTGAGGGCCGTCCAATATCAATTTGGAGATATCAAGGAATGGATCCCCAAGAGCCAGATCCGCGCTGAGGATCTTTTGAAGCAAACGATAACGCTCCCAGAATGGCTTGTAATAGCTAAAGGGTTGGAAGCATATATTTTGGACTGAAAGGAGTTTTTATGGATAGAAAACAAGAGGTTTTGAGACTAATAGACCTTCAGCGGCAGGCCTATATTTTGAAATTGAAGGTGGCGCAAGACGAGCATCTGCTCGAATTGGACATACTGAGGACCGAGCTTTGGGAGATCGAAAAGAATGCAGCAGCTAAACCTCATAACGGGTCAGACTAAGGAGCAAGAGGCCATTGAGTTCATTCGGGAGCATGAGCCACCGGAGGGATATTTTTTAGGCTTTTCTGGCGGAAAGGATAGCGTAGTTTTGTACGATCTAACGCAAAAAGCGGGGGTGGGGTTTGAGGCGTATTATTCTGCCACAGGCATTGATGCGCCGGAGGTTGTGACGTTTATCAAGGAGAAATATCCCACTGTGATTCATAAGCGACCCAAGGAATCGTTTTTTTCTCTGATCCCGAAAAAGGGCTACCCGACCAAATGGACCCGCTGGTGCTGTGACAAGCTCAAAAAGGAAGCGACAAAGGATGTCCCATTGGGTAAAAAGCTGATGGGGATACGAGCAGAGGAAAGCAAAAGACGTGCAGATCGGCCCAGGATTGATAGTTTTAGCAAAAAACAAATTATCTATAAACCCATTTTCAACTGGCTTGAGTGGGAAATTTGGGATCATATCGACACCAACAATCTTCTGGTCTGTTCCCTTTATAGCGAGGGTTTTTCCCGCCTTGGTTGCGTCGTTTGCCCGTTTGTGGATGGGAAGAAACTGAAAATGCACAAAGACCGATGGCCTAAAATATATGCAGCATTTGAGAAGGCTATGAAAAAGCTATGGGATAAGGGGAAACCAAACAAGGAACCGTGGCGTGAATTAAGCTTCGGTGAATTTCTCAACAACTGGTACCGGGGGAAGTGATGCAAGACCCGAGGCCGATTAGATACCGAAGCGCCAAATATCTGGCCTGGGTGAGAGGTAAACCGTGCTTTGGATGTGGCCTGCCTCCCCCGTCTGAGCCGCACCACGTGAGCATAGACGGGTCGGCCTGGGGTAGCAAGCCGTCTGATCTCTACACAGTCCCGGTTTGTCGAAAATGCCACCGACGCCAGGAGGATGCTCCATGGATCAGCAAGGAGGAGTTATATCGCCAAGTGGCTAGATTAATTGAGGAATGGATCAGAAAGGGGGAAAAGTGAAAACCAGATTGAGGAAGGGTAAGGATTATCATGGGTGGGCGTTCAAGGACAGAAAAACAGGCCGGGTTTTTGCGAATTCTTTTGTGAGGTCTAAACCTGATGTTTGTTGGTCTGATGGTAAATATGTTAAAGTGAGGCTGATCGAGGTCGAAGAAAATGAAACGCTGGACTGAAGACGATCATCAGGCGTATTTGGCCATGCGTGATCGCCTTTCACCCCCTCTATACCGGGACCTAGCCGGCCCGGAAACGATCAAACTCATCCTGCCAGGGTCAATCCGCTCGAAGAAAAATAGCAAGCGGATTTTCGGCAAAGGCCGATATAAGATCGTGCTACCGTCAAAAGCATATGTGCAATGGGAGAAAGATGCTCGCCTGTACGCCAAAATGCAGGCAAGGCTCGTCGAACCCCTCAAGGGGCGGGTGTCGGTGTGCATGATTGCCTATTATAAGGGTCAGCGTCCCGATTTGAGCGGCGCGCTTGAGTCGGTTGGGGATGCACTTGAGGGGGTGATTTGGGAGGATGATCACCAAATTGAGTCATGGGACGGGTCCAGGTTGATCCACGACAAGAAATATCCGAGGACTGAAGTGGAAATAAGGATAGAATAATGGGGGGAGGATGGCAACTAAAATACTGAAATGTACCTGTAAACACGATTACCAGGATCGGCGCTATGGGGCTCAGAATAGACTGCACAATGCTATAAGTAAGACCCTAGGCCCGCCCGCATGGCGATGCACGGTGTGCGAAAAGGAGAGATAAAGAATTTGCTTGACAATTTGCAAGTTTTCGTTTTATCGTTACCTTGTGATACCCGCTAGCATTAAAATTGGATCTTTCTTGGAAGCCGGTAATGGCAACACCCGGTTCGCTAGCCTCAGCGGTATCACACTTCCAAGAGTTTTAAGGCCCGGTACTCCCGTTTTAAGGTGGAGGCCGGGCTTTTCTTTTGCCCGAGCCGGGACGATGCTACTCCACCTGGCGGCTCGGGCTTTTTTATGCCGTAACCAGGGGGGAACCGACAAAGCGGCAGCCTGGGCAAATCCTAGAGGGCGTCGGGTATGGGCGGGAATCCTGACCGTAGCATCCTAAACAGGATTGGAAAGGACATACCCTTGATAGTCTAGGGAGAATCTGAATCAACCCGTGGTATTCAGACGCCGAAAAGCGAGAAGTGGCTCCAGCAGCGGTCAACTCGCAGCGGAAAAGCTGAATCTTAGCATGTCTGGCTAGGAGTAGGACTTTTTCGCCTCAAGCTCAAAGTTCACCAACAGCGGTTGAATATAAGAATGAGAAAGATTGGAAAGGACCGACGTAAAAGGGCACCAAAGAATCAACGGAGACTCATGGCAAAAAGAGCACGGTGGATGCGCGAAGGCGCCCAAACGGTTCACGAGGGAATGTGTAAGTTTATTCTAGATGAACTTTGCAAGGAGGAGCACCTCACGCCCAAGAACCAGAAGATTTTCTATGATGAAGAAAATAAAAAATGGTATATTGCGGATTTCTTTATTCCTGAATTCGGTATTGTCATAGAAATTGACGGTTTAAGCCATGCCAACCGCCAGTCTTATGATGCTAAAAGAACGGAATTCATCGAAAAATTAGGCCATAGAGTCTTGAGATTTAGAAACGACGAAATAGAATCCCCTGATTTCCGAGAAAAACTAAAGGATGCAATCATTAAGACTGCATCCTTGGCTTATAAATGACCACCATTGGCCTCAAAGAATACTATGGCCAAATAGGGGAATGGATTGTGGACTTCCTAACATGGGTAATTTTGCCAAGGGTTGTTGTAGGCGGGGTAATGTTTGTTGTGTTTGGAGGGGTAGGGTTGGCTCTGCGGAAATTTTTCAAGCATGAGGAAAATAACCATGAAAAGGCATGTTAGCATCAGCATTGTGGTCATTATTTTGGGATTTGTGGGCTGTGTTTGGGGTCTATTCGGGCTCTTTTACGCCCTGCGGGATATCCCAGTATCATCGGTAGACACCATAGACGTTTCGCTTTGGCCCTGCGCCCGGCGCCACGAAATCGAAATCCTAGCGAATGGTCTGATGATTGATTGGGGGGCGCCTAAGTGCCGACTGATAAAAATGGAAAAATTAACTCTTTTTGGCGATCCTCGGCCGATTGTTATAGGGGCTCGTTCTGATGGCGTGATGGTTTGGGGATATGAGGACCCGGCTACCAAAACGGTAGTGCCGTGCCAAATCCTCTCCCCGTAAAAGGTTATCGATGCTCGATCCGCCATTCCCGGCCCTGTACTTCCTGGAAGCTAAACCATGCCTCCAGGGAGTCCGAGTCGAGGTCGTCAAGATCCTCAAGCGGCAATTCAGCGACCTTGCGGCCGTCTTTGGTGAGGATCAACCAGCGGTCCGGCTGCTTCAAAACCCCATCTTTCAGGTGCTCTGGCAGGCCCGATCTATCAGTCAAGTTTATTCGGTTCATTGCTATTCACCTCCCCATGTTTTGGCAGCTTGGATAGCTGCCTGTTTTATCCTGCATGGTGCTATGTATTTTGGTCGTACGACATATCGCACGTAGCACCAATCTACAATTTCAGGCATCCCCCGGGGATTAATCCACCCTTTGTGGATATAAGCGCGATCCCCGCCTGCGTACTTTTTTATCCCTAGGTGCCTCTGGCCGCATTTAGGGCATTTCATGATTCGCTCCTAATTCTTTGACAAATTCACACCGCATTTGATATTGTCGGTATAGGCCCCGGATCATTGGCATTTTACACCAAGGGCAATCACACTCCGGGGTTTTGTATCCCCCAGGGGATAAATACCCGCATTTGTCGCATTTAAACCTAATGTAATGTAATTTTCTCATGGTTAGTCACCTCCTGCGGCGTGGGCTATGGCTGCGACTGCCTGCATATAGTCATCATAAGGTATTTCATATCGCCGCTCATTGCCAACCAGTTGTTTCAACGCTTCGAGTAAATCAGGCGCGGCCGCTATCAGGCGGGTGTTGGCTGCCATATCGCCAGCAAAATCAATAACCTGACAAATAGGATAGAGCATCGTGTCCCCATCCTCTAAGCGCATCCGGCCGGCATCGGCAAAAACGCATCCTGCGCCATTCCCTTGTCCAACGTGCCATTTTTCCATGGTGTCCTCCTTGGGGCCTTGCGGCCCCGGGTTTGGTTGGTCAGATTTTGTCCTGCTCTTCTTGGCAGTGGCGCCGGAAAACCTCCGCTTCCCGTTTGTCGGCGAAGCCATCAAGATCGGCGTCCCACCATTCCCCTTGCTCGTCTTCGTGGCCCACAGAGTAGGTCTCACAAGCATTCATTCTCATCTCATAAATTATCATTTCTCCCTCCTGTTTAGTGGTTTAGTCCAACCCGCTCACTCCTGGCCCCGATCGCTCAGGGACAGGGGAAGGGGATTAGTCGTCATCGTCATCTTCTGCAATCTCCCAATCATTCTGGCTGTCCGCCCCGTAATATTGGATTGATTGGTCAATCGAATCTTGAGCCGATTTACGAGTGGGATGCCCTCCATCTATCGTAATTCCTTTATGTTTAATAATGTAGCTCATTTTCCTTCCCTCCTTATTTTGTGGTTTACAGTTGACCTTCTCACTTATGCCAGCGGATCTATAGTAGGATCATAGATGCCGGGGTCGGGAATGTCTCTTTCTAACCGCTTTATAGAGTATTCCCCATTTTTCAGGCCCATTTTTTGGGCATGATCATGGGCCGCTTGTTTCGAAAAGAACACCGGGATGCCAATTAGTGGCCTACTAGCCTTGACTTTATATGTAATCTCTTTTTCCATTTTCAATCCTCCTTTTTGTGGTTTAAGTCCCAACGCGCGCATTTCCCCGTGTAATACGCAAGCTAGGGCAAGCTTATTTGGTTGTTAATTGGCAATAGTGCATTGATGTAAAACTGCAAAATCACGGGCGGCCTTTTCAGTATCAAAACCCCTGGTTTTTGGCCCAAACCGCCCACCAAATTTGACATTCTTCAATTGTTGCGGGGTCGCATTTTCATAGGCTAAAATTTCAGGTACGGCCCCAACAAATCCCCATTGTCCTGACGGAAATTTGATTAAGTGGCAGGTGGATATTTTCATTTTCACAAATTGTGCTAGTTCGCCCATAATCCCCTCCTTGTTAGCTTGCCCTCGTCTGCATATTATCCCCAGGTTAAAGGCGGGCAGGTAAGATGGTTAAATGTATCCAAGCGCTAAAAGCCAGGATGGTCGGCCGTGTTCGCAAGTCCCATCAGGTTCTACCCAACATCCGTCAAGAGACTTACACCCACAATCACTGGACCATCGTTCTAAGGTTTTAAGACAAGGCACACACACCTTGATAGCATCAGGATGTTTTACCTTGTATTGATCCAGTGTGACACCTTCTTTTAACCTAACGACTCCGCGTTCTTCCGTGTAAACTGTCAATTTTTTCATATCGTTCCCCTTTCTTTACCCGCCTTTAATCTGAGGATAATCTCAGACCCGCGCTCCTCTCCCCTTGGCAGTTTGTCTCAGGGATATCATGGATCACCTTGCCCAACCGGCTGCCTGTCTCATCGTGCGCCGTTATTTTATTTTCAAAGAGCTGCGATTTTACCCAAGATTAAAGCAAACCGCGTGCCAGTCACGTTTTTTGCTCGAAAATACTTTGAAATTGAGTTAAAATGAGGCCACAAACAAGGATTTGACAAAAAGTGTCACGTGAAACCGTGCCAGGTGACAAAACGCGGAAATAAAAAATCCTGGAAAATGACAATCTGTGGCAAACGAATGACAAAACACGCCAAACCCAACACTGACGCGGCTAACTCCACAAAACCGGGTGACAAAAATTGTCAAGCCCAATACCAGCACGGGTGAAAAATGAATCGCAATTCACCCAAAGTGCATTTTCCGCTTGACAGGTACCGCATGGTGTGTAAATATAGACACAGATAACAAGCTCCGACCCGGCCCGAGAGGGCGTCTGGCACAGGAAAATGAGCAGATATTCAAGACGACGCAAGGCTCGTGCTTTGCTCAAAACAATATGGCCCACCAGGGCTGCATTTCAGGACATCCTGGAGCTGCGGCTTTTTTATTCACAGCAACGCTTTAACTGGCTCGTCAGGGAGGTTAAGCGCCGGCTATATCGCCGACCCCAAGGCGCCACCAGAAAATATCCAAGGGAATGAGTAAGAAACAAACCGAGCCACCATCAAAAGATCATCGGCCAGTCAAATGGCTCGCCCTATCCTGGAGACACTAATGCCCACTGACAACACAATCATAATCGCATACATATATGCCCTCATAGCATACGCCATAACAGTCAACATCTGGTCAATACTCTCCTGGGGAGGATCCTAATCATGGGCGCCGAGCAGGCATTCTACAAAGATCCCAAAACACTACAAGCATCCATCGATGCCTACTTCACCCACTGTGATGCAATTCAGTACACACGCCTCACCAAAAAAGGCGACACCGTAGTCACATCAGAGCCCTATACCGTGGAAGGACTGGCATTATACCTCGGATTCGACGGCCCACGATCCCTTCATAACTACGAGCATCGAAATAATGGCAAAGTATGGGCTGCGCCGATTATTAGGCGGGCGAAGACCCGGATCGGTCAACAGCTGATCATTTGGGCGATGTTAGGCATAATTGATAGTCATGTAGCAAGATTAAACTTAATGACCAACCACGGGTACTCGGAGAAGGCCCAGCAGGAGTTCATCCTGACTGACGACCGGATCACCGATGAGGAGTGGGTTGCGTTAAAGGACGCGGCCAGACACCTGGCAGAGCAACGCAAGTCACTGCCAATGCCTACTGTAAGTCCTGATATGTCAGACTAGACCCAACGTAACCTATTGATATTGTTGCAAGGTCTGATAATAGTTATTATGTAAACTAATGGCCTAAGCCACTGTAATAACTAGGGATAAGGGTGTTTTGTGGGTAAAAAGAATGCTTATTCTAGCAGACCCCCGGGTAGGGGGGGGGCACCCCCAGCAGAAAAGGCGGCCTGATATATATCTTCCCCTCTCTCTGTGTGATAGGTATTATTTGGGGTATGGTACCCCTTTTGGGGTATTTTTTCTGAAATTTGGGGTAGTTATGAAGTGCAGCGGGTGTGGTGCGAAGAATCATAATGCGGGATGGATGGGATGTCCTGAATGGGGCCGAGGAGTTATTGAGCCGCGGCCTGTGGTGATTAACGAGGTTGGAGCTCCCAAAGTCAAGAAGCGATGGGTGAAGGCTGGAATTATGGATACACCTATGGATACAAATCCCACCGGTATGGATACACCCCTGAAAACTATGGATACAAGTATGGATACTAAAGATGTATCCATGGATACACCCTCCCCGAGTATGGATACAAATTACCGGTACCGGGACGAGGAGAAGCGAAAGAGACAGATGAGGGAGTACATGAGGAAGGTACGTGGTACCCCTGGTGGGGGCTGATTTTTTCAAATTGGGGGGTGATTTATGTTTAATGCAGATGCGGTACTTAATTTTTTGTTTAGATGCACGCCGTTTGAGATTCTTTTTGCATTGTACGGGATGCCTGTGGAGTGTATTTCTGATTTAGTTTTGGTTTTAGGGGAGGAGGCGTGATGCTCAATAATGGGTATATTTCCCATAACGAGAGGGGTGACAGGTGGTTCCAGTATGGCAAGATATTCTCTATTAAGCGGGTAGGGGACAATTTTGAATTTGCTGAGGAGTGTGATTATTGGCACAAGAGTATTGTGGGGAAGGAAGAGGCGTTGAGGATATTGATGGGGGCCATAGAATATATCAATGAGGAATGAGGATGCGGAAAGGTAGGACGATTTTTCATTGTCATGGGGCCAAAAAGGGTAAGAAGCTGAGGACTTACGGTTCTGTGGCCAAGGCGAAGGCGGCGCACAGGGCGATGGCGAAGAGGCGTGGGAGATAAGGGTCTAGGACCGAAGAGGCGGCTTCCGACCGCTTTAACCTATTAGGGCCTTAGGGGGAGGTTATGATGTACACGGAATATTTCAAGGAGCAAGTTGGTAGAATTATTGAAGTTATTGGGGAGCACGGGGGTGAGCTTCACCAGGACGATTTCGACAAAGAATTTAAGAGTTTTGGTGAGAAACCAGGTGGTCTAAGGAAGGACAATTATTTTGGAATTCCGCCTCTTGGTTGCTTTTTGGGGAGCATAAACAATGCCGACAAATCGTGGAGCATGTGGTTAGACTTGACGCAGCACATGGTTAAGGAGGGGATCATAGGCATTGAGGGTGAGTTGCCAAATGTGAGATATTTATGGCGAAGAAGCTAGCTGAGATAGTCCTGGACCCCCGAAAAATGCGGATGGTGGATGCTTGGTACTGGGCGAATTTCAGTAATCTTGAGGTTGGGACCGGGATATTCACGACTGACAAGCATGAATACGAGATAGGGCCTTTACAGTGTGACCACCCGAACCAGTGTTTTCTAAAGGGCGCCCAGATGGGTTTGACGCTTCTTGCTGTTTTGAAGACGGTCCATGGGCATATTTACGGCAGATACCCACAGGGGACGATGTATCTTTTCCCTAAGTGGAAGGATGTGGAGGATTTCAGTAAATCCAGGTTCAATCCGATAATTTATGACAATCCCTGTGTTTTAAAGCACGTCAAATCTGAAACGACGGGAGGTAAGACTACAGAGGCGGCGACTATTAAGCGGATTGGCCGGTCGATGCTATATTTTGTCAGCGCAATGGAGACTGGCAAGATCCAGGGTTCAAAGGCTACATCGTCGTCATTAAAGTCCAGGCCCGTTGATCGATTGGTGTTTGACGAGCGGGATGAAATGGCCAGCGATATGGTGGCCCTTGCCATGGCGAGGATAGATCATAGCGAAGTAAGGGAAGTTGTCCAATTAAGCACGCCCTCTATCCCGGATTACGGAATTGATGCTTTATATGCTAAATCGGATCAGCGGGTGTGGATGATCAAGTGCGGGGCCTGCGGGGGAGAAACCTGCCTTGAGCTGGAGTTTCCTGGTTGTTTGAGGGAGACGAGGGATGGTCGGGTAATAAGGGCCTGTATTAAGTGCGGGAAGGAGATTTATCCTAAGCATGGCCGGTGGGTTGCTCTGTATCCTGATCGGAAGGACTTGGTGGGGTGGAGGATTAGCCAGCTTAACAGTATTTTTGTGAAGCCCAAGGACATTCTGGGTTCCTTTAACGATCCTGAAAGTTATGATTTAACGATACGCGATGTTTACAATGACAAGTTGGGGATGGCCTACATTGAGGCCGAGAACCGGCTGACCAAGAACGATATACTCCAGTGCTGCGGTAGGGAGCCGAACGGGAAGGCGCCCAGGACGGTCACGGCGATGGGGGTGGATGTCGGCAACGATCTTCATATAGTTATCGGGCGGCCGTTGAAGCAGGAGAAGGCGTACCGGATTGACTATGTGGGGCGGATGGAGAACTTCAACGACCTGCACGATTTGGTTGACAGGTACGATGTCAGGGCCGCAGTGATAGACCAGGGGCCTGAGACCAGGAAGGTCAGGGAGTTCCAAGCAGCCGAAGATTGCAAGATTTTCCTGTGCACTTACCTGGATAAGTTGAAAGTTGCGGTCAGGGAAGACCAAAGACGGGGAATGCTGACGGTCAATAAGACCGAGATCTGCGATAAGACCCATGAGATTTTCGTCAGGGCGGGGGCTATTGAGATTCCCCGCAGATGTGCAGAGATTGAACAATATGCCCTGGAGATGAGCAACACGGCCAAACAGCTTGAGGAAGACCAGAAAACAGGCTCCAAGATTTACAGGTATCGGAAGCTGGGGGAGGACCATTATTTTCACGCGACGAATTATTTTTTATTGGCCTGCGAAGATCCCGCGGTGAAGCACCCGTTGCCGAGCGTGTTTGAGATGGCGTCTATAGGCAAGTCTGATAAACAGAGGAACGATTGGGACCCATTATATCGTAATTAGATAAGTTCAAAACTAATTTGGCTTAGCCCTGTTTCCTTTGGGATTCGGGGTTTTTTATTCCATTAATCATTAAAAGGAGACAAGGGAGATGAAAAAGAAATTATTGCAGGCGTTAGGATATCTCGGGATAGCCGTATTGATTGTGGCGATTCCTTTGGCGTGGGCCACGATTATCAAGGACCCCATGACATTCGAGGGGCCGCTTACCATCAAGGCGGCGATTACGCAGACGGGCAATTTGACGCTTACAGGCGATATTACTCAAGTGGGCGCTTTGGGTCTTACCGGCGACATTACTCAGGTCGGGAGTCAGGCGATCACGGGAAATGTTGTAGTGGATGGTGGGTATATGAGGCCGGAGGTCTATAAGCATGCCTCTGCCACTGGACCCTTAACCTGGACTGTGGCTAAAGGCAATGTGCTGATATTAAGCGGCACTACGGCGACAGCTATCGCATTGCCGACGATTACGGCTGCTATGTCTGGGTATACTCTAACCGTAAAGAACGAATCTGGCGCAACCACACGGACATTGACGCCAACAGCACTTACGGATTGTATAGAGGCGACACAGGGCACCATGACGGGAACATCTGATGCAAGTATGGACGCAGCGGGGGATGTTGCTGTTTGGATGGCTGTACATACCGATCATCTTTCCGGAGTATCCTCGGTATGGGTGATAGTGTCCGATAAGATTGCGTAATGATTATCCGGGAGCCCGAGCAGCACGAAATACCAGAGATGTACGAGATTCTTTCGCAATACCCTTCCTCCTTCTGGGACGAGATAGGAGAGGCGGGATTTGTCCGGTGGTTCAAAGAGAACGCCCAATACCCCCTTGTGGGCGTCGAACACGGACAAATTCTCGCCTTTGCCTACCTCGATTATGTGAGTGAAGGGCACTATGCGAATGTGGTGTTTGCCAAGCGGAAGAATATTGACTACGTTCAATTATTAAACGCTATCCGGGAGGCTGGTTTCCCATATTATTTCGCGCTCGACATCGTGCAACTCACGGCGACTACGCCGGTCGGGCACAGGGCGAGCGTTCAGTTTCTGAACAACGTGGGATTCACCTTGGATGGCATTTTGAAAAAATACGCTAAAATCAATGGCGTGTGGCATGATTATTACCTTTTTTCACTTCTTAGAGAGGACTTGAAATGAGCTTTTTATTCGGATCACCAAAGGTGCCCGCACTTCCACTTGAACCAGCCCCTCCCACAAAGGATGATGAGGTCATAAAGAAGGCGGCGGAGGAGGAGAGGCAAAGAATCAGGTTGATGCGCGGGCGCAGCTCCACGATTCTTACGGGCGGGACGGGCGTTATTGACGACCCGATGCTTATGCGTAAAACATTGTTAGGTGGGGCATAAGATGGCAGACAAAGTTGACGACATCAAGAAGACCCTGAAGATATTAAGGGAAATCCGTACCCAACGGGAAAAGGTTTGGCAAGACATCATTGACTATGTGCTTCCCGGGCTTGAGCAAATCTTAATCCAGGATGCTGCGGAGCGGGGCAAGCGTATAGGAACCAACCGGTACGACGGCAGCGGGGTGTCGGCCTTACAGTTATTTGCTGATGGACTTTATGGTTATCTTGTATCTCCATCCATTCCCTGGCTTCGACTGAAAATGTCGAAAGACGTGATGGAGATCCCCGAAGTGAGGGTGTGGCTTCAGGATATCGAGGAGCACTTTTATTCCGTCTTTTCCGGCACGAACTTCTACGAGTCCATGTCCACCTATTTTGAATATACTCCCGCGTTTGGGTTCGGGGTCCTGTATTCCGAGGAGGACATATCAAGAGATAAGATTGTTTTTCATGTGTACCACCCTGGCGAATGCTATATTGCCGAAAACAAGTACGGCGTTGTGGACCAGATTTACCGTAGTTGCAAAATCGAGGCGTACAAGGCTTCCGAGATGTTCGGGGAAAACTTGTCTCCTAACCTGAAAGCATCTCTCAAGACCGATAAATTCAAAATGCACGATTTCATCCATGCCGTGTACCCTCGCAAAAACCGGGATGACAGCAAGGCCGATTCCAAAAACAAACCGTTCGAGTCTGTCTGGATCCAAGTGGGGGCTGAACCGCAAAGCAAGATTGTCAAGGAATCCGGGTACGACTGGAATCCGTACCATGTTTGGAGATTTAAGAAGGGGACAACTCCTTACGGTATAGGTCCCGCTGAGGATGCCCTGATTGAGATTATGGGAACCAGTCAGATTTCTAAGAGCTTGCTGAAGGCGGCTGAACTGTCCGTTGAGCCCCCGTATAATGTTCCGTCAAGCATGTACGGCAAGGTGGATGTCACCCCCCATGGGTTTAATTTCTATGACGATCCCCAAAGGATTGTGAGTCCCGTAGTAACGGGAATTAACTTTCCTATCGGTGTTGATCGGGAAGAAAGAATGCAGAAGGCCATTGAGAGGCATTTCAAGGTGGAGTTTTTTACCCTTCTGAGCCAGCAGGAGAATAGGGCGAAGACTGCAACGGAAGTAATCGAACTCCAAGGCGAAAAGGCGGCAGTTCTTGGCAGACCCATCGGAAGGCTCAATACGGAATGCCTGAATCCCATCATAGACCGTGTGTTTCAGATTGAATTTAACGCAGGGCGCTTACCACCCATGCCGGATGTTCTGCTTGAGGAGTATGCGGGGCACAATATCGAGGTTGACTACATGGGGCCCCTTGCCCAGGCGCAAAAGAAACTCTTCCAGATGCAAGGGTATTTACATGGGCTTGATCAGATAGGCCCGGTTCTTCAAATCAGGCCCGAAGTAGCCGACATTATTGATTGGGACGAAACGGCCAGGGGTATCCTACAAGTCCACGGTTTCCCACAGAAAGCCATTATCGACAAAGTGGTTGTCGAGAAAATCAGGCAAGCGAGACTCCAGGCCATGCAACAGGAATCAGCTATGCAGGAACTTGAGCAGGGCGTTGGGCTGGTAAAGAATATAGGGGAAGCAGGTCAGGCCATGGAGGGACTTGAGGGAATGATACCTGGAGCGGCTGGCGGGCAGGTATGACGGATATTTCCAAAGAAGAGTTAGACCGTAGGAACAGATACAGGAACATATTTTCGACACCGCATGGCAAGGCAGTTCTTGCAGATATACTCTTGGAGCTTCGGTTCTTTCAGGAAATAAAGACGGAAGAGGATAAATATTTATCAAATTATGCAAAGAGACTGCTTCACCTTTGCGGCGGATGGTCTTGTGAGTTAGCGAAGCAAAAAAGCTAATCTAATATAAAACAAGGTTTTACCAAACCCTTTCAGGGGAAACCCTGACGGGGTTTTTTATTCCAAATTTTAGGAGGATTTATGACTGAAGACAACCAGACCATAATAGGAAAGGGAGATACAAGCAATCAATCTTTAGACAATCAAGACGGCGCTACACCAGCATGGACAGCCCAACTGCCATCTGACCTTAGATCGAATGAGACGCTAACCGGGCACAAGACTATTGGAGACCTCGGGAAGGCGTACTTAGATCTTCATGGGAAGTCTGCAAACGCTGTCCAACTACCAGGGAAAGACGCCACTGATGAGGATCGGGCGACCTTCTATCAAAGGTTGGGAAGGCCCGACAAACCCGACAGCTACCAGTTTGAAGAAGTAAAGCTGCCGGAAGGTCTTGAGTACAGCAAGGACACTGAAAAGGAATTTCGCAAGGTATTCCACGGCCTCGGCTTGAGTAATGACCAGGCGGCAAATATCCATAAATCGTACATGGGTATGCTTGTCAGTGAACACAAGAAGCTGGGGGAACTCTCCAAGCAGTATCAGGAGAAGACCATTCAGACCCTCAAGGGCGAGTGGAAGGATGATTACAATTCCAATGTGGAATTGGCGACCAGAGGAATTAAGAAAGCTGGCGAACTTGCAGGAATATCAGAGGATTTGATCAAGTTCATGAACGATTCACGGCTTGGAGATCATCCTTTGTTCCTGAAAGTGTTTCATGCGATTGGCAAGGCCATTTCGGAAGACACAGCGTTAGGCATTGGCGGCGATACGGGTCCGGCAACAGACGTTCCTAGAGGACCGGACGGAAGACCACTGCTCCGATTTCCCTCTATGGAAAAAAAGTAACACTGATTTTTCCTACGGAGGATTCTATAAATGGCAACTCTAACTCCCTATAACAAACTGAATGTTGTGGAACTGGCAAGACGTAAGGACCCCAGCGGGAACCTTATGGCGATTGCCGAAGTTCTCAACGAAGACAATCCCATCCTTCAGGATGCGCCATGGATGGAGGCGAACGATACGTTTACACACAAGTCCACCAGGCGGCTTTATGTTCCTGGCGGGACGTGGCGCAAAATCAACGCCGGTGTCGGGATTACGGCTACCCGTACCATTGAAGTGATTGATGGTATCGGAATGCTTGAGGCATATTCCGAGGCCGACAAGGATCTTATTGACTCCTTTCCCAGCCCTATGCAGGCAAGAATGGACGAGGCGAGAGGTTTTATCGAGGGCATGAGCCAGGAACTTGCCCAGACAACCATCTATGGGTCTACAGTCACCACGCCTGAAGAGTTCAACGGTTTTGCGGCGCGGATGGCTTCCCTCGCTACCGCAGCGAACGTGAGGAACGCTGGTGGTTCCGGGTCAGATCTGACGAGTATCTTTATCATCCAGTGGGGTCTTTCAAGGGTGTTCATGGTTTACCCCAAGGGTAGCCCTTTCCTGGGCATCAAGCATACAGACCTTGGCGAAGTGACGGTTTCAACGTCCACCACGGCTATTGCGAATGCGGCCCAGTATCAGGCTTATCGGGACCATTTCCAGGTGAAATGCGGCTTGGTGGTTAGGGATGACAGATGCATTGCGCGGTTGGCGAACATTGAGTCCACGGGCACAAGCAACCTGTTTGACGAAGACGATCTGATTACCCTGCTGAACAGAATGCCTCAAGCTGGACGAGGGGCATCCCTTTACGTCAACGACACGGTTCTTACCCAGATGGAAATTGCGCTGAAGGACAAGAATAATGTCAATTACACTGCGGCAAAAGGCGAGGGATTGGCCGGCGAGGCTGTCCTGTTTTTCAGGGGAAACCCGGTCAAAAAGTGCGATCAGATCGTGATTACCGAAACCGCGCTAACCTAACGAAAGGAGGTAAAAAACCATGATAATTGATGCAGAATTTGAATTCAGTGATAAACAGACCCTTGCCAGTAAATCGGCAAGTTCCGAGACCCAAAGTACCAATGTGGCCTACTTGACCGGTGGGAACGCTGGGAAAGACGGTTGGGGCACAGCCCTTGCGGATCTATTCAGGGGCGGGACTGTTTACTGGCATACGCAGATAAACACCATTCTGGACTGTACGGGAGCTTCGGTTTTAGAGCCGAGGCTGTATGTCCATTCGGCGGCAACGTCTATCAAGAGCGGGAACAAACTCGTTGAAGTGGCTTTCCCGGTGGATGCAGCGGCAGGGACAATTAGGACCGTTGCGGTTCCAAACATCGAGTTTGCAAGCACCGAACTATATCTGGGTGTTGTGTACTTCGTGAGCGGCGGGACCAAAATCGTTACAGGTTATGTTGATTCCTGGCTGTCCAACTCTCCCGGAGAAACCCAGCATGCAGGGTCCTCATTGACCTAAACCTTAACCGAGGCCATCCGTTGGCTGGCGGGGGCTACCCAGCCCCCGCTTTATCAAGGAAAGGGGTTTTATGGCTACGCATTTAAAGAAGTTGGAATTGGCGAATGTCAATATGTTCTCTGACATTTTCCAGATTAATCTTGTCGGCAAATTACGGCAGCATGGCATTGTCGGGAAAACGCATAAGGTTGATACGGCTACCGGAAAGATTATGCCGATTCTTAGCGCAGGACATGACACGTCTACCCCGTGGGTTCATGTTAAACAGGACCCGGAAAGAGATTGTGACAGGTACGAAATAATAGAAAAGGTGTTCGGGTTTATCCCTACCCCGTGTCTTGCTTGCTGGAAGGTTGTGGTTCGGCCAAAAACCCTTTTGGAGTTGTTCAAACTCTATAATCTGCAAGTGGGTATGAACGAGAAAGAGGATGTCGCCTGCAAGTGCGGCATCGAGATTGACAGGCCGTATGTTCATGCTCTGTATGGAGGATATTTCTATGACCACGAAAAAGAAAGCGGGTTTGAGAGATACCTCCAGGTGCGAAAACTTGTAGATGAGCAAATAGGGAAGCACGTCCCCATCATTCTGAAGCGGTATTGTACGGAATACGAATTGAAGTACGGGGACAGTAAAGGCTACAAGCAACCTAAAGCGGCGAGAACATGGGAAGAGTTGATGGACAAGTATTTTGTCTCCGGCCCGAAATCCATCAAACAACCTCAAATCACGGTTGCCGATGTAATGGAACGGTGGATTCGATACGCTGAAATAAGCGGGGACGAAACAGTTTTGATGTTCAACAACGGCGAACACCTTTTTAGACAAGTGAGATCCTATCACAAAGAAGCGGAGGTAAGTCATGCCTAGAT